TGGAACGATTTCAGCCGAAGCCTCAACCGCTGGGGTTTCTTGTGACATGGTTTCCTCCTCAGGAATGTCATTGGGTTGGGTTTCGTCTGCGTCAGGTTGTGACGCGGCGATTTCTGTGATTACAGCGTCCGCAAAAGCGGGCTGAGCCACAAGACTGATTTCGACAAGGTTGGCTTGGCTAACGACCATGGTGCCGTTCTTGTCGTACTTGAATTTGACTGGGATAGCGCCGACGCTGACCGAGTCATACGCGCCAGCCTTGACTAGCTCGATGGCTTCGTCGGCTGCGCGGGTCTTAGCGAACTTGGCTGTAAACAGCAAGCCTTCTTCGGCTTCGACCAGTTCGGTGACGACGCCACGTAGCTGTGTCATGTCGTGACCTTCAATGAGCTTGGGTGCTTTGGCGTTTACATCGAATGCGCCACGGCGGAACATGACGGACTCGCCACTTGACACCGTTGCAGGTGTGTCCCAAGGTACTGCCACACCCGTAATAGTGCGGGGGCTGTCCTCACCTGCAGCGGCATCAAGCGTTACTGGCACAGCGACAAACTGGATCATGCGTCTTCCATTTCGTTAGAACGGCTTGAGTCTTCAGCGACTTCGCCGGCGTAGTCTTCCATGTTGAACTCGACGTAGCGACCGCGCGGCAGGATGTTGTCTGCCGACAGGGTCTGCTCAATCGTGTCGAGATAAATGCGGGCACCAAACAGGTACAAGTCTTGACGGGCCTGCTGTGCGTTCTGGTAGGTCATCGACGCACCTTCAGTCGGAGCCGAGACAAGATAAGCAGGAATGTTGCACAGGCGAGCCATTTCAAGCGCCTGGTATTTGCGCTGATCGGCGAGGACTTCTTGCGGTGAGTGTTTGAACTCACGGAACTCAACCTGTCGAGATAACGCACCGATAGCGTTCTGTTTACGAGCCTGCGACCAAGCCGACGCCAGCGAGCCAAGGTCTTCGCCAGACAGGTCTTCGCCGTCTACTTGCTGTAGATAGCCAGGTGTGGTTTCTAGCTGGGCGTAGCGGTCGGCAGCCTGATCTAGATAGATACTGGTGTTAATTGCGCGAGCGCCAATTTTCAAGATGCCTTCAATTGGGCTGATGAATTGCACCACGTTGTTTACATCTAGCGGTTGCCCATTGAACTCAAGTTCGTCTGATGGCCCGTAGAACTGTGGGATACCGGTTTGTTTGACGCTGGACATGTTTGCAGCTGGTAGCCATGTAAACGCTGCGGGGAAACCTTGACCGCCGGCACCTTGTGGTGCATAGCGACGAGTGATGTAGGCGTATGCGACACCGTAGAAGAACAAGTCGCTGAAGATGTTTACAAAGAAGAATGAGCGGGAGACTTTTGGATCTGGGCGCTCCATCCACGGCTCTAGCGGGAGGTACACCTCTTCGTAGTTTTCGCCCATCCACTGTTTGCTGTAATGCTTCAACTCAAGCGAGCCGATAAGACCTGCGATGAGGTCACGGCTACGGCTGACCGTCGGCACCGATAACGCACGTACCTCGGCGGTGCCAGTTTCGTAAACGAGGAAGTTGCCAACGTTGGCTGCACCAGCGGCAGCCTTAACGACAGGCGCGGCAGCGAAGTGCGCCGTCTCAACTTTGCGTGTAAACAAACCCATGTATCTGGAGTCTCGCACAAGGTTGTTGCATTTGCAAGTATCTCACGCAGAAACTCCGAACGCCACCCGACCGCTAGACGTTGGTCGACTCACCATGACTGTGGCGGCTATTAAACAACGGCAAGCCTCAATGGGCCCAGGAGAACGCTGACTCGATACAACGATTGTGTTTTGAGCACGAACAAGGACAGCGCGGGCAATGTGTTCGGCTAGCATTTCACCGCCGTCGTGTTTAATTTTGCCTTCACCGATAAGGCTTCGACAGATACCAGTCCACTTCAGTAGTTCGCCATAACCCCATTCCTGTTTACGGCGTATGTATTTCTCTGGGGTGTGCACCGCAAGTGATGGAGTGATAGCCAGGGTAAGTTTCGGGTCGGCGTCGAGTGCAGCTGCTATTTGCTCCCACAGATCATGTATCGAGTCGCTTGTAAATTTAATGCCGGCAACGATTTCGCCGCTGGTGTTTTTGCGGGCCCACACCGCCACGTATTTAGAGTCGTCAACAGCCGAGTCGACCGCTAGAACTGAGCCGCCACCGTCGTGGGTGAGGTCTTCTGCGATGCGTTGGTTCCATAGTCCGACTGGTAGCCACGAGGATGCTGCCGCCACCCATAGGTTGCAGTGTGCGCGGAGGAATTGGTTGCGGTCGGGTGCTGACGCTGCGGCGCGTAAACCTTTGTGGGTGATGGTTCTGCCGAGGCTGGGGTTCGGGAATCCCCAGTAGGTTTCGTCCATTGGATCTACACCAGAAGGTAGCGACCACTCTGCCATGTATAGGTCGCCCTGTTCGCCTGAGTCGATAAGCCCTAAACCTTGCTCCCGTAATTTAGACATGGCACGGCTGGACTCGTCGCCGGCTGTGGATGTCATCCAACACAGCGGGCTGGGCACCGCAATCTGGCTAGGAAGAAGTGCACCGAAAATGGTGGACTCAGACATAGCCCACACTTCGTCCAGCAAAATAATGTCCCACGTGCCACCATGCTTTTTACCTGTCGCAGACTTCACCGCGTAAACAGAACCGTCAGCCATTTTGACTTGGTGGCGGCCATAAGCCCAAGTGACTTTGCACAGCTCTTGTTCTTCCCACAGTTCAAACGTTTCGCGCAGCTCCTCAAACACCTCAGTCGCTAACGCCAACTCATGAGCCGAAGACATGATCCGCACCGGTCGACCCCAGATACGTGGCAACTCCGACAACGCCCAGCCAACAATCGCAGCGTTCATCGTCGTTTTGCCGTTCTGACGCGCCGCCGACACTAAAGCCTTCGAATGTGTAAACCGCAGATCATCATCATGTGTAAACGCCCCAGTCAACGCGTGAACCTGCCACGGAAACAGGGTGCGCCCAAGATGACGCTCAGACCAGTCAGCAATCTGGCCACCAAAACTGTGACCCCCAGCAATTGGTGTTTCCAACCTAGGACAACTCTGACCGAACTCACCAGAAGTCATGACAGTCTTAGACCGTTCCACCTGATCTGACTCGTTTACTTCCGAGATAACGGAAGAAAGGGTCGGGGGCTTCGTGTTTTCGTTTACAAAAAAAGTTTTTGCGTTTGTGTTTACGTTTGTCAATCCGAGGGCCTCGTTGCGTCTTTGCTGTTGAATGGCTCGTTTGTTGTTTACATATGCTGCGCCACGCTTTGAGTTGCATGATTTGCAAGCCGGCACCAAGTTCTCCACTGCGTCTGAGCCACCGGCATCGTAGGGCGTGAGATGATCAGCGTCTGAAGCCGGCACGCGTTTACACCAGTAGCACATTGGGTTGCCTTCGAGGACTATCTTGCGGTTGCGTGTGAATTCTGGTGTTGGGCGTCTGGACATGGTGGGAGTGTAACAACTTTGTGTCTTGTGCTAGCGCCCTCGCAAGCTCGGTTGCTTTCGTTTACATGAACGGTCGCGTGGTTCGTGTCCCCCCGCGGTTTAGCAGAAGTGCTGCAAGGTCGCCGGATGTTATCGATGTAGGACGGTCACCTGTTCGCATTTATGACGTTTGGACGCTGCTCGAATGTGTTTACACACAGGTTCGTCTACCCACGTTTCCGTGTGTGATCTACCAGCTGAGTGCAACCCCCAACGTGGCCTTGAAATGCTGGCTGAGAAATGCGCTCCCCTACTTAGCCTCAGACAATCCGAGGAACCAGCGTATTCAGTTGTAATAGTTGCCTAGGGGCGCAGTTAGCGTGACAACTCGATGCCCCTAGGACTTAGGGGGGACTATAACCTGTTTACGCCCAAGGCGCTCAGCAATCAGTTCTAATTGGCTAGGCCGCCACAGATACCATTCGGCGTGGGGCAGGATGTTTAACGCCCAGACCTTTTGTGCGGCGCTGACTTTGCCTCGTTCTGTTTTTAGCTCAGCGAAGATGAGGCCACGGTCTTTGTGGGCTAGCACAAGGTCGGGAAAGCCGGCACCGTCAGATCTAAACACACCTGGACGCACTTGGTGGGGTGTGGGGTGAAACACTTGCCAGCCGTTCATTTTGGCTAGCGTCACAACTTGGTCTTGCCAAATCTTTTCGTTGACTTCACTATTTTTTGCCATTGACGCCCCCAAACCAAATGCCGAGAATGAACACAAAGCACATCGCCATAATGAATTGCAGCAGGTCAGCCATTGTTTACAGCCCGTGTTTGCCATTGGTCGCGTTCCGCTTCGAGTTGGCGTATCTGTTCACGCAGCTGCGCAATCTCAATCTGCAGGTCTTCAATCATGTCTCTAGCGGTTGAAGCGTCCATTTTAGTCATACTCCACTTCAACGGCGTACCAAATCATTACAGCCAGTAAAACAAATACAACACCAATACGTGGAAATCCGAGCGGACGAACGGTGAAACCCATTAAAGCGCAAGTAATCGGCAAAAGTAAACGTTTCATCAGAACGGTTCCTCGCCATCGTTTACAGGCGGTGCATAAATGCCAGCCTTCAACGCGTCAATCAGCGCCGTGGCTTCAGCCTTAGTCATACTGTCAAGGTTGGCAGGTATCGGATGCTTACCTGACTTGAGCATTGACTTGGCAAAGTTGATCTGTTTCTCAGACGCCACGCCAGACGGCTGGGTTACGGTCACCTCAGGCAGGCGCTTATCAGTGCCAGTCGACATGCGCTGAACCTTGCTCATCTCCTCACGGCTAGGGCGTTTGTTTACATCAGAGCCGGCGTAGCCAGCGTTAGCGAGAGCACGGCCTACAGCTGAGGTTTCACAGTTTTCTACGTGGCTGGTTCTGTTTACATTGCCAGCGCCACGCACTTCTTCGGCGTAGCCAGTAGCAATGCAAACGTCGTCTAGCCATAGTTCAGCCCGTATAACGCAAATGTCAGCACCTGGTGCGCTGATCATGTGGGTAATTGTTCGACCGTTAGGGTGGTCTGCCAGCCAGCGGGTATGCCTAGCCGCCACTGGTTCGTAATCGTCAAGGTTGAAACCCATTAGCCATCCGCCAGTTCTTTACACATTTCGCAAGGGTCGTTTGGATCGCACATGACTATTTCCCTTTTTGCTAGTTGTTTCCATCGTTGAACTTCATAACGCAAGCGTTCAATCTCATCGGCTGCTTCATTCATAATCACATCTGGTATGTCCCCGTCGCGCATAAAGTCATAGCCCCGTAAGCGGGTGATAATGTCATCAACCATTACTTTTCCCCTTGGATCTGACCGACAATGTCGGCGAACTGTTTGGCGCGGTAGGCGTCGTGGGCCCATGCAAACTGGACTGGGAACGCTTCCTCATGGTTTTTCATTTCGGTACATCGAACACATTGGTAGCCGTCAACGATGTGGCAGTGGCACGGTTTACAAATCCAGTGAAACAGCAGCGACTTGATTTGTAAGTCCTTAAAGTATTGCTTGTCGTCAATCATTGAACGCCTCCCAGACGTCTAGTTCTACGCCTTCACTAGCAGTGGGGTGCCACATTTGGGTGAGCATGGTGAGTCGTGCAGCTGCTTCGCGTAGCACTTTGGCGGCCACGTAGTTCGCTGAGAGTTCGGCGTCTACGGCGAGGTTGTTGAGGTGCCTGATGATTTCTGGGTCACTGTACGCCATTGTCTTTTTCCTTTCGGCCCAAAGTGTGATATTCAACACGGACAACATCGCCAACGCTTAAACGAATAACAATTTCGCCAGACTCGTCAGCAACTGCTTTTTCAAGTCCAAAAAGTTCAATGGCCTGTTTGTAAACATCCCATACCATAATGTGACGCTTAGCCATTGGCTGCGGCTTTCTTGGCGTCACGCTTTGCTTTGGCTTCAAGGCGCTTTTGTTCCTTGCAAAACGCTTCAACGGCTTCCCATTTAGCATTTGCTAAGTAATTGTTTACAAACTCGCCAACACTCATAAGGCGCTTGGCTGATACAAACGCCAACGCGTCGTACTCCTGCTGTGTGACCCGAAAAGCCACTACTTTTGTTTTCATTGTTTCTCCCCAATGTTTACAGTTGTTTACTTGCCCGATGAAACACGCCAATGGCCGAGGCCACCGTTGTCGTACAGGTATCGAGCGACCCGTACATTACACGAAGG